GATACAGATAGCGTACTTGCAATATCTAACTTGCCTCTCACCTCTTGTGTTGGCGGCTTGTCATCTACGAACACCTCATCTTCTGGGCTTACATAGAGAGTTACACAGCGACAGTTTATAACATTAGCCGCGCCACCTCTTGGGTCTCCTGTATAGCCCATGGCAACACCGCCGATGATAAAATCTTCATCTAATTCAACCTCTGTGCCATTTGCGGCGGCATGGGTGCTTCTTGAACGCAAATCAGCAACACTCACCCAGCGTTTCTTTTGATTTGGGATATTAAGGCTGGCATTTACCTCATGATTGGCATAACTGGCGGCAGAATGTGTTTCTGTTCTGGCTATGGTCGCGCTTCTATATTTGCTGAATGAACCTCTCATGCTTTTGAAGATATTACGGCCTATTACGCCAACGCCAAGCCCTTCCGCCTCACCAGCACTTATAACACGACGTATTTGGGTCATGGTTGTATTACTAACCTGTGTGACCCTTTGTGAGCCATAAGCCCTGATGTAATCTTTTATCAAAGTCTCGAATTGACTATCCGCCTTCTGATTACGCAACACTCTCAAGCCAAATGCGTCTATTACAGCCCTATAATGGCTACTGAGTACCCTTTGTAGATTTTGCTGTAGGTCACGCCCAGAAAACAATAACTTGCCAGCCTGCGTGTATTCTCGCTCTGCCTGTTGTCCTGTTTCTGCAAATAGAGTTTGCATCTGTAGACGGAGTTTACGCTCAAACCCAACACGCAATCGGTTCTGTTCTATGAACTCTTTTCTCGCACTAATCCTTTTGCGAGATGATTTGCTTGAAATGCTTGGGTATGATTTTACCTTGGGCGTACCAAAACACTGTGGTGCGACTGTGTACGAGGTCATTTTTTAGCCCTCAATCACCTGTTCTTAAAGGATGGCCTTTTGGGAGTAAATCAGTATCAAACTTGCTTCTTTTGAATCTGCCTGTTCTGACAGCCGCCAAGAATACATTTACCCTTGCATAAGCCCATTGGTCTGAATTTGAAACACTTGGTCTTACTGAAGATGGATTGGTATTATAAGCCCCCACGCCCCTGCGGAACACGGCTTCAAGCATCCGTTGTGTGACACGCTTGCCCTTCTTGTCGCCATGCTTGTCGTTATGTTCCTTAACCTTCTTAGCCAAGCCTTTCTTTACAGCCTCACTAATCTTTGCCTTTTGGTCTAACTCGCTGTGCGCTATTGGGCTTTCCTGAAGCATGATATCCATTGCTTCATTTTTGCCATCACGCTCTTTATCTAACTGAGCAGTCTTACGCCTTGCCCATGTTTGACCGCTATCACCGCCCCACAAGAGCCACGCAATTTTCCCTGCGCTTGGATAACCTTCTTCTCCCTGCCTAAAACCTGTGGCTCTTTTGTCTACCTCATGGCGACTGAAGAAGCTGTGCATCCGTCTTACTGTGCGGGGCGAGAGCCTTTCTCTTGAGACAAGTTGGACTGCTCTTGCAACTCCGACTTCTGTTCCGCCTCTGTTGAACTCTTTACGCATGGCAAGGCCGCGTTCAGCCTCTTTCGCCATTGATTCTGTAGGCGTTGTGTCAACATCACTCTCTGCCTTTGCATCATCATCAAGAACCTCACTGGTTAAGCGGTCATAATCATCATGTGATTCACATGGCATAAAGACTGTGCCATTGGCTGTTTCATGTGAGTGTGTACCCACGCAACCTATTTGCTCTGCCCTATCTTCAGCCTCACCTTCAGTTGTAAATACGTCTTTTTCAACTTCCTGTTTAGCTTCTTCGTCCATGCCATAAGCATCTTTACCATCTTGTTCGGCCTCCTGTCCTTCGGCTGGTGCGGTTTCTGTGGTTCCAAGTGGAAAGAGATTAGCCGCGATATAGACATCATCACCTCCTGTAATTGGCTCTAGCCCTAACCGTTCCCTTGCTTCGTTACGAGAAATGATGCCCTCGCGGACTGCTTGCGTTACGTTTTCATAGATGCGTCTGCGGCGTTCTACCATTGCTGGCACTGCCTCAAAATCATACTCAATATAAATATCATCACCATACATCGGTGATAGCCACTCATTCAAATCAGATTGTATGCGCTTGGCTAATGGAATTATCGTTTCTTCGTAAAGCGCGAGTCTTGCTTCTTGGACATTCGCATACGTCTGCGAATCTGGAATCCCAATAAGTTGACTTGGAACCCCAAAACACAAAGCGATATCCTTTGCCGCCATGTTTCTCTGTTGCAGAAAATCCATGTCTTTAGGGCTAAGACCCATTTCGCGCCAATCAAAATCCCCCTCCAATAAGAGTGGGCGACCCGCATTAGCTGGACCCTTAAACTTAACATCTAAATCATCCTGTAGCTGTTGACGTTGACCATCACTTAACTGGATAGGCATACCCCTATCGCTAGTTGGCTTGAATACAATAGCACCGCTTGGTCTTGCCCCATTGTTGAGAAGGCTGATGTTGTGCTTATTGATAGCGTTGTGATTGTCAATATCTACTGCCGCCGCCATAAGCGGGGATAGCCCATAGAAATCATCTAATGGGTTGTAGAGTTTCATGTGTTTAACTTCCGCCTCACCAGTAAGCGGGTTTGAATCATACGTTTTGACAACCTTGCCATTGATTACATACTCATAACCCTCTGGCGTTGTTGTCTTGCTTGGCTTAACTCTTACACGGTCTGGCCTCAATAGGTAAAGCTCACGCACCTCACCCGCTACATCTGACCGAATTGCGTAATTGTTACCTGACAAAAGCAAATATGAATATACAGCTTGGAAATACTCGACCCCTGCTTGCATAGGATTGGGGCGGTTAAGCAAAGATAGTATAGGGTGCTGGTCTAACTGTCTATCTCCTTGGTATGCTTTGAATGAAATGCAGGCCGCGCCATTGGCAATCTCATTAACACAACGATACACAATAGCGTTTTGCCTATAGCCCTCATCTGCATAGGCTTCATAGTTATCCCGCCTGTAGTGAGTGGTGTTTGTTGTGCTTAAAACAACCTGTGGTGCTTCTTTGGTCTGCATTGTAGGTTGTTGGAAGAAATTAAAAAAATCTTTGATGCCAGCCATTATGTGATTCTCCAAGTAGCCGTCCCACTGGATTGGCTCAGTTCTGTCAACGCCCAGACTAGAGCATCAAGTCTATCAGGTGATTTGCTACTGCCAGCGGAAAAAGAACAAAGCTGTTCTTCAAGTTGCTTAAATACACCAATATGAGATACCTTCTTTTGCTCATAAAGGGCGGCTATAGGCTCTGCCCTTACCAATTTGCCTCTTGAAGCCCTTACAGGAGTATAGGGAACAGCATCGTCAATATTCCTTAACAGCCTTTCTACTAAATCACCACCATTATTAACTTCAGCCACGATACGGTCAGCTTTGTATTTATAATACATCTCAATAGCTGTACGACCCCAACCATCTGGTGTCATCTTACCAGAAACATCATCAATTACATAGTACCTTCGGTCAACTCCAATCCCAGCAACAATTATGCCTGTCTCATCTGAATCTTCGTTATTGGTAACAGCAGGGTCAATTGCCACAACAATTCTATTAAACTCTGGCACATCTTCTTTGTCTATTCTTGTCTCATCTAGCCCTTTGTAAGACCATAAAGCTCCTTCAATATCTTCTAAAAGCTCTGCGTAAAGCTCTTGTCTACCTAATCTTGTTCCAGCGTATCGTTCTTCTAATTGCCTTAGTGCAGATTCAGCTAAATTTTCATGATTTTCAAAGGTATTACCACTGGTCAAATGAACATCTTTATCTTTTCTACGCACAAGACTGCTAATAATCTGTGTAGGTCTAGGGGTTGTGGTTATTATAAGCTGTGGTCTTTTGCCAAGACGCAAACCAAACATCATCTGGTCATAAGCCTCTGGGTATCTCCATGCCGCCAATTCATCAGCCCATATCCTATGGAACTGCGGACCACGAAGGCGGTCTGGCTCGATTGCCGCATAACCCTGTATGATAGAGCCATTCCATAGCTTTATCTCCATAGCGGAGCGATTATAGGCGTTCCCATCACCCTGCCATAAACACTCTCTAGGTATACTGGTCAAAAGCCCAGACGGACCCTCAAAACAAACTCGCCTCAAATCACCTCTTGTTGGCGCAACAACACCGCATCTTACGTTAGGGTTTGCCATGGCATAGGCAGATATGTCCTGTGCGCCTGTTCTGGTCTTCCCCCATCCGCGACCAGCTAATATCAACCAAACAGACCAATCTCCCTTGGGTGCCATTTGCTTCTGTCTTGCAGAACCCGCCCACTTTACAAAACTATTGAACGCGTAGCTTTCTTCATCAACAAATGAACTAGATAATTTTTGCAAATACTGCAGTTTATCTTGCTTCACGACCTGAACATTCATCCTTTGAACTCACGATTGTTTTTTTGTGCTTCATGTTAATTTTGAAACTATCAATTTTGACGATGGCAATTTACAGCCTTACATAGAAAACTTATTTTTCAAAACCTGACGATTAATATTTTTCGATTCAGCCTAATTCTTTCGACAAGCTGTCATCAATCTCATAATTTACATCGTGATAAACACAATACCCTATAACTGGGAAAAGCAAGTTATCTGGGTCAGCGCAAGCATAAATCATCACATGCGGATTCCCATCATCATCTTTTATTAGATTAAGCCAATAATTGCCTCCCCTTCCTCCCCAACAAAATAATCTGCCGCCATCTGCCAATGTTGTAAATTCACCCGCAACGCTTGAAAGATAACTAAGGGTCCAATTAAACATATTAACGCTAGTCATCTTTTTTATTCCGAACCATATCTTCTATGACTGAAAATGCTTCGTTCAAGGCTGTCTCGCCTCTATCTTCAGTAATTACATCGTGCTTGTCTCTCTGACCAAGCAGTTGCTTG